ATCGCTAATGCGCTTTTTGTTCTCAATCGCCCAAATCAGCGTGTCTTCGTCCAGTTTGTCCGGCTCGTTGAACGCGATGCTCGCCATGCGCTTGGCTTCCGCCGCGCGCTCGAAGCAAATCGGCGCGGCCCGACAATACTGGCAGTGTTCCCCGGCGCGCAGACTTTTGGTCTCGCCGGAAAGAATTTTGTCGGCCGCCGCAATGATCGGGTTGACGAGTGCGTTGAACGCTTTAAGAGTGTACGTGGCGGAGCGCACGCCGCCCGCGCGCGGTTGCACGATGTGCAGCCGGACTTTTTTGGGCTTCAGGTTGTAGGACTTTATCGCTGCGGCCGCGTAGATTAGCAACTGCGGGTTGCCCGCTGCCGACACAGGGTTGTAGCCGTACTTCAGGTCGAACACGTCCAGAGTGCCGCCCGCGTACACTACGGCGTCCGGGGTGCCGTGGATGTCGTTGCTCCACCACACGCGCTTCTCCACCCACAACTGCGCGCCCTTTTTGTTGGCGGCGTCCAGCACGCGCTCGGTGTAGAGCTCGAGCCCAACGTACGGGCAGTCGGGTTGGTCCACGCCCAACAGCATCATTGCGGCGTACTCGTGGGCGTCCGTGCCTTCCGTCGCGGCGGCGGACTCTGGCGGCGCGGGGGCGCGCTCGCTCAGGTGTACGGAGCCGGGACACGCCAGCCAACGCGCCGCGCCGCTGGGGGAGAGTTTCGCATGCTCAGCCAAGACGCACCTCCTGCACACAGTACTTCATGTAGATTTTGTCCCACATCAAAACTCGAATCGGCTCGTACAAGTTGATGTGGTCCTTCAGCAGCAGCCCGGACGTGAACGTAGCGAGCGGCGAGCCGTTGGGGAGGATGTAATCGTATTGCTGGTCAAAGTCCGCCAACCGGCGGCCCGCCTCCTCCACGTCGTCCGAGCGGTCGGGTTCCATGTCGTGATCGAACACTGCCCGCAGATCGCCGAACTGCTCGGCCGGGCGCAAGTCCACGATGGGCTTTAGCTCCTTCGTGAACGAGTCCTTGCGCATGCGGTTGGACGTTACATAAACAGTGGCCATCATAGTTCTCCTTTACTCATTATCTCGTTCAATAGGTCGGTTTTTGTTTCGAGTGCCTGTAAAACTCGTTCGTCGTAGGAGTTTACGGTGACGTAATCCACGACGACTGTTTTTTCGGTTTGACCGGCGCGGTAGTTGCGGGCGAGCGCCTGTTCGCGCTGCAACAGTGACCAACTGCGGCTGAGCCACAACTGGTACCGCGCGATCTGTAAGTTGAGCCCAGTGCCGAACATGTTCGGACTGGCGACTAAAATTCGAGCCTTTCCACTGAGGAAATCGTCGGGTTCTGTGGCCACGGTGTAGCCCGCCTTTTCGAGCGCAGCCACGGCGTCCCGGCGCTCATCCACCCACACCGACCACACAATCGTGGGTCCACCGGCGGCGTAACCGCCAATTTCCTCCAGCAGACAGTCGAGTTTTGGGTTGGGGAGGGAGACTTCGAAATCCGCATGGCCGTACCCGGAAGTTAGCCGCACGAGCCGCCCCACTAAGACAGCGGCATTGTCGGCGGTGATTTGTTTGTGCAACAGTTCAGCGGCGTAGTTCTTGGCCAACTGTTTGTAAGTCTTGGCGAGCTCTTTGCCCATGTGGCACTCGCGCCGCACGAACGTTCGCTCGGGCAACTCCACCACGTCCTGCAGCGCCACGGTGCACCCGTACTCCGCCACTCGGGTCTTGAGGTGGTCGATGTTTTGCAGCTGCAACGATCCGTCCCGATTTTTCATTGGGAGGAACGGACGTCCCGCGATGCGCCGACGCAACGGATGGTGTGCGGGGAGCGGAACGATGTATTGCTCTTGCCACTCGCGGTACGAGCTGATCTTGCGGCGTGGGTCCAAAAATTTCAGCTGCGTGTACAAGTCGGCGGGCGAGTTGGCGGTGGGCGTCCCCGTCAGCACGAGTCGGTAAGCGGCGAACAGCGCCAGTTTCAGCGCGGCCTTGGTCACCTGCGTCGACGGAGCCTTTATGCGGTGGCTCTCGTCGAGAATAAAAGTGGTTGGGGCGGCGATCAGCGCTTTACGAATCTCCTCAAAATACCTGATGATTCGTAACTGTTCGTAGTGGTACACCGCGACCGCGTATCCGCACCGCGCGGCTTCCGCCACCCATTGCTTTTTGACGGACAGCGGACACACCACCACAGCAGTCGGCGTCCAACGCTGCGCAATGCGCACCGCGCAATAAGTTTTGCCCGTACCGGGATCGGCGAATAAACCGTAGTGATCGCGGTCAACTGTCGCGTTGAGCGCTGCGGTTTGCCATGCGAATGGTTTGAAGGTGTCGACCATGTTGCTCCAGTTTCTCCTGTATTCCGTTCCAGCGAGTTTTGGCGGTGTTGCCACCGACCCAAATCGCCCGCGCCAGAACGGCTTCGGCGGGTGCGTCGACCAATGTCGCCACGTCCTCGCCGGCAATCAGTATCGCTCGGTCGCGCCAAAAAAGCAACACCGTGGTGTACACCCCGGCGGCGCTCGCTTCGGCGGCCCACCGGGATTGTAAGGGGCGGAGCGTGTTGGCGGCAAGCGGCTTACCGCTGCGGACGTGCTTTAGTTCGATCCACCCCGTGACCGCGCCGGTGCTGAAGAAAACATCAGGAATTCCCGGCGACGTGGGGGACTCCACCCGCACCGCGAACGGCAGTGCGCCGGACTTCTTTAAGGAGGCCCAAACGTCGCGCTCTTTCACGAGTGTTTGCTTTTTTCGAAAAGTGCCGGCATAATGATAATTGTCTAAACCGTAACCAACAGGATAAACCGACCATGAACATCTTCGTTCTGCACCGTTCCGCCCCCGTCGCCGCCGGCATGCACTCCGACATCCACGTCACCAAGATGACGCTGGAAAGCGCGCAGATCCTTGCCACCGTGCACCACCTGCACGGCAACGGCGACGCCGTCAAGTATAAGCCCACCCACGCCAACCACCCCTGCGTAAAGTGGGCCGCCGCCAGCCGCGCTAACTACAAGTGGCTCTGGCAGCTCGGGGTTTGCCTCGCCCGCCAGTACCGGCTGCGTTTTAAGCGGGAGCACGCCTGTGAGCGGCTTTTCCTCGGCGAGCTGCGCAACCCACAAATAGTGGAACCCTTTACCGTCGCTGCCCCCCGCCGGGGCGCCCCCGTAGATGTTCAAACGACGAGATACCCCGTCGAAAGGCAGGTTTACGGTTATGGAGAGTCTTAGCCACCCATTGTTTATCTGTTGGATACTGTTAGATATTACCCTGTTGGCAGATAGTACAGCGGGCGCTGCAGCGTTTATATTGAATCTTGTGTACCCTAAAAAGGCACCCCCGAGCACAGATATTGTGACTTCTGACAGCGTACCTGCCTGGGGGGTCTTTACTTTCGTGAAAATAGAAAAAGTGTACAACCCGCTTAAAGCCCCTACATCCTGATACACCTGCCATGCGCTAGTGCCAAGGGACTGCATGAATTGAACCGGAAGGCTAGCGTCCGGGTTCACCGGGGGTGTCTGAACCCCTATGCCTGTGGCCGAATTAAAGGGGGTCCACTCTGAAAAATCGTTAGAGTAAGGCACCAAGTTAGTCGCTGCGTTCTCAAATATCGGGCCTTCATACGCCAGGGTGTTTGGGTTGTAGGACTCACGCAGAACATCCACCGCTGCGACGGATAGTACCCCCGAAGAGTTATAGTAAGTCGCGGAACTTGCGCGCTCGAATTCAAAGTTGCTAAAAGTTAAAGGCTTTATTACCTTCATAGTTCTGCTCTCTCTGGGGGCAAGCCGTCAACTTCCCAACGTTGTAACAAATTATTGGATTGCTGCGTATTCTTGGCGATTGCGTATTGTGACGTAAATAAATCTTGGCGCAACCTACGGAGTTCAAGTAAGAAGTCCGAGAAAGACTGGTTGGCAACCGGCGCCATGGCCACTGACCCCGCGTATGGTCGGTCTACAATGGCGGGTTGTGTGGTAGCACTAGGTACGGCCATTGGTACCGGCATAACGCCAACGTCTACTCCAGCCAAAGCGAAAGCTTCTGCTAATTTACCAACTGCAGCCGCGACCGATATAACGCTGTTGTCCACCCCTTCCAGTGCGTCTAATTGACGCTGATAATAGCTGAGCACTTCGTCAAGGCGTTCCATTTCCTGATCAAAGTAGTCTTCCTGATTTTTGAGCATCTGTTCATCCACAGATACCTGCTCGCCTGCAGACGCTTCAAGCTCCTTTAGCGCGTTTTGCGTTTGGTAGAAGTCAAGGGCGTAGTCTTGGAAATTAGAGAACATGTCCACACTGGGGCGAGACAGCGCCTCAAGTGCCGGTGCCAGCTTGTCTAAATCTGGCAAAGGTCCTCCCGCGCGGCGGATGGCGTTCGCGGCAATTATGTCGGCCTGGGCTTGACGGCGGGTTTGCGCTTCGTACTTCTCAGACTGTAGCGTCATTGAATCAAGCGTGCTGGATAGTGCACTTGCCAACGCTTGGTGCTTGGACAGGGAGTTAGTTATCGCGTCAATTGAAACCTGGTTGGCCTTTTCAATCGCCTCCCTCTCCGCAGCAACCGAACGTTCCAGCGCAGAGAACGCGGATTTAACGCCAGTGATAAAGTCTTCTACGGCTGCGGAGTCCTCTACCAAGTCAGCAAATGCCCCCGACAAACCGATCAGCGCAGCGAACATCTCTTGTTCCGCAGCCACGGTTAAGTCAAGGCCTTCTATCAAGTCCCGGAACGCCTCGCGTGTGGTAGGCACCTGTGTAACCCCGAGCTTAGCTAATGCGTCGCTTAGCTGCTCCATTTGCTTAGCCGCACGTTCTTCTTCTGTAAAGAAATTCCGGTAATAGCTGCCAAGGGACGAAGCGAGTTTATCAAATCCGCCGGCGGCGTCCGAGATCGCCTGGGTGGCGTCAACCGCCGCAAACCCTATGGCATTGAAGTTGAGGTCAAGTAAGTCTGCGTACTGGTTAAAAGTGTTAAGTTCGCCTGCTAGACGTATGATCGTTTCAAATGCGCCTTCACCCACTTGCTGGAACTTTTCAAGTACGCCGGATCCGTCCGTTAGTACGCCCGCCCAGTTATCAAGTGTGGCACTGAAGAACGCTTCAATTTCCTTGGTTAGCTCTTCACCCTCAAGGTCTTTAAGCGACAACTTCTGAGGGTCAATTACCAGCTTGTCCACATAGTTCTGGAAGTCCAGGCCGAACGCTTTTGCAGCTTCACCAAGAGCGGCACCCCCTGACTCAAAAACAAGAGAGAATTGACTGAGTAGCGCGTCGTCGAGCGCCGCAGTCTGATCGTTTACTTTATTGCTGGTGGTAACGCCGAGTATTTTTTTCTTCGTTTGCACTGAAGCGTAGCTGAATGCTGCGACCGTGCCGCTAGACATAATATCGGCCAGGGTTTCACCCGCAAAACCTATTCCAGAATCGATTACTTTTTTGCTTTTTGAATACAGTGCTTTTGATACGCCACCAATTACGCCGTCAATAAACGCACTCAGTTGACCCCCGACGAGTTCGGACACGCCGTACCCCACCCCAAAGAGGCCGACCCCGACGAGGTCGGAGTTGAGGGTGGTCGTGCCCAAACCAGACACGTTCGGCCCCGCCACCCCCGTTCTACCGAAGATGGCCGAAGCCCTCCCTATGCCGTTTTTGATATCTGTGAGTGCGCTAAGCATCGCGGCGTTGACGTTAAGTGTGTCTCCTGCGATGCCTTCTAGGTTCGACATTGCGTTTGCGATGGAATCCGATTTCTCATTTGCCATGCCGAGCAGCGTTCCGGTTGACTGGACACCTTGACGGTACGCGGCGGTCAGCTTCTCAAATTTTTCATCCTGCTTCTTGTTCCATGAGTTTATCGCAGACACCGCGACTATCGCCCCCGCAGCGTACACGCCACCCAGGCCAACACCAGATAAAAGGCCTTGCCCTGCGCTTGCCCCTCCACCCGACACTGCCTGTTGGATGTTAAGCATTATTGGCTTAGTAATAGCTTGGTGGGCCATGTCCGAAAGCATGGAGGTAAACATGTCTTTTATGGAGTCGAAAACGCTTCGGGTACCATTTAGCATGTCCGTCCAAATTCCTGCGCCGATCTCATCAAGACGCTTAAACATCTCCTCTAAATTCTTGGCATTGCTGGCCGCTTCCCGGTTACCCTGCGCCAACTGGAGCGCGTACTTTACCTGCGCTTCAGTCGCATTGTTAGCACGGAGCTGCATTTCAAGGTACGCATCGGCGTTTAGGCCCAGCTCGGCCTTTTGCTTCTCCAAGCCCGCTATAATTTTATCAACCGCAGCTACCTTATCGTTCTCGCCCTTAACCCACTCCTTCATCGCAGCCACATAGTCGTCCTGAGCTTCTTTCTGTGCGTCAAGTGAGTCAAGGGTGGCGGAAGCTTGCATTAGACGACGCCCTTCAACGCCCTCCAAGCCCCCTTTGACTTTAAGAATGCCGTTAAGGATATCGTACTCGGTTTGCGCAGCTTTACTCGTTACACCATACAGTGCTATCTCACGCTCCATACCGGCGATAGTTTTGGCGATGGAGTCGGCGCGCGACTTCTCATCCTCGGCGGCTTTTTTAGCGGCGTCGGCGCGTGCCTTCTCAGCATCTTCTTCGGCTTTAATACGGGCCTTGGTTTCTTCTTCAACCAATTTTAGGTATACATACTCTTCGGCAAGTCCATCTACGTACCCTTTTTGGGCGGCCTCCTTGGTGTATAGCGCTGCGCTCGACAACCCCAGCAACTCAAGCTCTTGCTGCATGGAATTAAGGTTTTCACGGAGTCTTGCAGGGTCACGCAAACCCGCCAACTCTCGTTCCAACGACACCAGGTTAGCTTCTGCTTCTTCTAGCTTACGGTTGGCTTCGACAAGCCGCTCGGTGTTATCAACCGTGCCCTCCGCAACAAGGCGCGATACCCCTCCGCCGTCGGAGACCGTACGGTACGCGGTTTTACCTTGTTGGGCGTTTAATTTCTCCACTTCCGCGCGCTGCGCTTCTATGGATTTGGTTAATTCGTCGTACTCTTTTACTTTATCCTGGATACGGTAGTCGTTCGCGGTTTGAACAACACGCCGTTGGGCCTCGTTAAGCTTATCCATTTCCGACACGAGAGAGGATATCTTATCTGAGACTTCTTCCGAGGCTTCCCCTGTCTTAAACAGACTGGGCAATAGCGCCCCTGCTAGGGCACCGCCAATGGCAATTACCGCCCCCGCCATGGCACCCGCCGGGCCGAACAAAGACGCTATCTGCGAGCCTTGTTGCGCAAACACCATTAACGGGTTGGTGCCCATTTGGAGCTGTACGGCGATATCTTGCATTTGGTAGCCGATACCTGTGGCCACGCCACGGATTCCGCGCATTGACCCCATCGCTGCGGTGTCTAGCTTGTCCAACTGTTCCGCAAGCTGGAGGGATGATTGCTTCTGCGCTTCAGTCAGCCCGCGTAGCGCCCCGCGCTCCATGTCGTAGCGAAGCTTGGCCACACGAGTGACCTGACCGTAGGTGGCCAACTGCGCAAGCATCGACTCGTTGAGTTGATCGTGGGACGCGTCGAGTTGCTTTGTGGCATCGGCGAGCTGTTTCGTTTTGGCGGCCTCCGCGTCCATCACATCGAGGGCACGGGCGTCAAGAAGAAGCTTGAATTGCTTGTCTTTGTTCAGGGTTGCGAGTGCGCCCCTTTCAATTTCGTACCGTATTTTAGCCTCACGCGAGGTTTCGCCATACAGCGCAATTTCGCGCTTCATGGCTTGCTCGTGCTGCAGGTACAACCCGTTAACTTTCGCCATCTCGGCGGCCTGCTCGCGGAATGCGGCGTTGGCCGACTCCATAGCAGATAGCCTGCGCGTCATCTCGGTCAGTGAATCTTTTTGGGCCGCGCTTAGATTCTGGAGAGCGCCTTTTTCAAGGTCGTAGCGCATCTGCGCAGCACGCGAGGTTTCGCCATACAGCGCGGTTTCGCGTTGTAAATTTTCGGCGAGTTTTTCAAATTGGGCATCAAGCTGTTGTGTGGCCTGGGCAGCTTGCTTCATCGCTTTGTCGGTATAATTACCGAACTCATCGACGGCCATGCCCATTTCTTTCATTTGTTTCTTGGTGATACGGGCAGCTTGATCTAGGGGGCCGGTGAAAGCCCCCACGTTAGCCACGACATCGAGAGTTAGCGTGCCAAGTGAATTACTAACCGCCATCCTATATCCACCCTTTCGCTAGTGCTTCATCAAGTGTTATTTCGCGTTTTAGTTCTGCGAAACCATCTTCGTGTGGCATAAAGTCCGCAGCAGTGAAAGGCATATTAAGGTCGGAGTCTTTTTTTATCCCCGCAGCATTGCAGATTAGCTCACAAATCCTCGCCAGCGCCTGCTCAACCCTGCGTGGCGTGGAGATCGTGCCGCGAACGTTGCGGTACCTCACCCAATCCACGTACTCGGTGAGAAGCATATTTTCTTTGGCTTCGGAGATAGTTCTACCCCCGATGCCATTGAGAACAAGTTCATGCCAGATTTCGTCTTCTGGCTTCAGACCTTTGCTTCTTCAGACTCTTTTGGCTTGCGGGACTCATCAAACTCGTACACCGCCGTAACTAACGCCCAGCCAAGAGCCGGGTGCAGGTTTGCAGCGTCTTCAAAAGCCATCTTTTCCCCATCAAAACGTACGCGCTCGACGATATTGCGCGCCAAACGCTCCGTGTCGCGGGTTTTTGCAGAACCGATGGTGATCCGCTCGGATGCGGCAAAGCTGATGTTGGCCACAATGCCAATAGTGGCTGTGTACTCGACCTCATCTTGCGTCCACTTGATTTCCTTTTCCACCAGTTCGTTGGAATTGGCCACAGTAGCTGCAGCCAAGATGTCTTTCAGATTTGTTAGTTGCATATTTAACCTATAAGATTAAGCTTTTGGGATAATCTCACGACGGCCAGACTGCTGGACAGTAAAGTTCGATTGTACAGTAGAGTTAATGGCGAAATCCAAAGGTAGATCCGCCACGTACCCTGTGAACACAATCCAGGTGCGGGTGGTCGGGAGAACGAAGTCACCTTGAGAGTCCACGCCGGTAGGAGCAGCGGTACCGTTAGACAAGCCGATGGCGAATTGAGCAACGACTTGGTTTTTATTCAAGTCCTCAATGAGCATGTGGCTTTCTTTCGCGGTGTCGAAGTCCAGTCCAATAGTAGCCGCGCCAGGAGATGGCATACCGGGAACGAATTCCATCGCCGTAGAGTCAAGACACGTGGTGTCGATCTGCGGCGTGGACAGGCTCAAACCGGAGATGCTTTTAGGACATTCCAGCTTGGTAATTACGTCACCGAATGGCGTGCTTCGTGGGTCAAGGATGTAGAGCTGGGTACCCTTAGTTAAAATCATTGTAAATCTCCCGTAGGGATTGTGCCGCCTCACGGCGGGAAGTTAAAAATGCGCCCTACATCACGTTTCACAACGTTACTTCAGGCGACTTGTCTTACCCATAATACCACACTTTAGCGATTT